GATTACTTTGCCAGTTGGGTTTTCGTTCCCTGATGGCACAACAATCTCGTTTACATCCACAGGTGCTTTGCCTACTGGCTTAACTGTTGGGCAAGTGTATTTTGTAGTCAATTCCACGGGTGGCACATTCAATGTGTCTACAACAATTGCTGGCTCTCCAATTACAACTTCTGGTGGCCAGTCTGGCATCCAGCGTATATCTCAGCGCGGTATTGATCTGGCTGATGCGGGTGATGACGATACGCCTATTTATCAAAACTATCTTCTTGTATCTGATGCCAGCCGTTTTGTGGTTGTATTTGGTACAAACGATTATGGTAGTAGCGTACTAAACCCAATGTTAATTCGTTGGTCTGATTCAGATGACCCATACACATGGACTCCACAGGCTACAAATCAAGCAGGTAGTTTGCAACTATCCCACGGCTCTCAAATTGTTACCGCTGTGCAGTCTCGCCAAGAGATTGTGGTGTTTACAGACTCTTCGCTGTATTCATTTCAGTACGTAGGCCCACCTTTTGTGTGGACAGCACAACTTATTGCAGACAACGTATCTATCATTGGCCCTAACGCCGCTGTCATTGCATCAGGTGCGGTGTATTGGATGGGTATTGATAAGTTCTACAAATATGATGGCCGTGTACAAACTTTAAATTGCGACTTACGCCGCTATATTTTTAGTGACTTTAATACACTTCAAACAGAACAAGTCTACGCCGGTACAAACGAAGGTTTTAACGAAATCTGGTGGTTCTATTGTTCCGCAGACAGTTTGGAAAATGACCGTTATGTAGTGTACAACTACATAGAAAACGTTTGGTATTACGGTAACTTGGGCCGTACTGCATGGCTTGATTCAGGTCTGTTACCTTTACCTGTTGCGGCTACTTACAACTACGAATTGGTTCAACACGAAGACGGTGTTGATGCTTACGATCTTGGCAACATTACGCCTATTGAGGCTTATATTTCTTCGTCAGAATTTGACATTGGTGATGGTCACAACTTTGGTTATGTGTGGCGTGTAGTGCCTGACTTAACATTTACGGGTTCGTCTAGTACGGCAGGCACATCAGGTTCGGGTGTACCTACCCCTGCGGTGACTATGACTTTATACCCTCTGCAAAGCTCTGGTTCCGGCACTGGCACTGCGGCTAATGGTACGGTTACAAAAGGTTCTACCTATAATATTACTGAAGAGTACACAGGGATTATCTACACACGTGCCCGTGGTCGTCAGATGATATTTAAAATTGCGTCTACCCAACTTGGTACAACATGGCAATTAGGTGCGCCTAGATTAGATATTAAAGCGGATGGTAGGAGATAACCTATGTCCATGCTTCAAAATCGGTCTTCACCAAACATACCGCAAGCACCGGCGCAGTACGATGTTGCATACATGAATGCTTTGAGTAACGTGATTCGGTTGTTTTTTAATAACATTAACACCGTACAACAACTTAATCTGGCAAGTTTGAATCTTGACTTACGTACACTGCCAACTGATGCTGACCTACCTAATCTACGTATTGGCGATGTATACCGAGATACCCAAGATGGTGTACAAGCCACAAGTCAAATGCTTCGTATTAAAGTCCCAGTTGAATTGGCTGGAGTTTCGGCTTCTGGCACGGTTGGGTCAGTCGGGACTACAAAAACAATTGGATTAACGGGTATTTCTGGGGCTGGGGCTGTTGGCACGGTGACCCCTTAGTACTAAAATATGATAAAACGTAGAGGAGCCTATCATGGGTACTGGAGTTGGTGAAGCAATGCTGCTTGGCGCGGCAATGGGTGGTGGCTCTGCCGCTTTGACTGGTGGCGACCCTCTTAAAGGTGCTCTCCTTGGGGGCTTGACTGGCGGTGCCGGTGCGGGTATTGGCGGTGCTTTGGGTGGTAGCGCGGCTGCTGGTACTGAGGCGGCTTTGGCTACTGCGGGTACTGAGGCGGCTACGAATGCGGCAATGGCGCAGGCTTTACCTGCGTCAACTATGGTAGCTAATCCAATAACCGCTACAGGGCTTACGCCAATTCCGGCAGGTCAAAGTTTTGCGCAAGCAAGCCAGTTGGCAAACACCACCTCTGGTGTTAATGCGGCAATGAATCAGGCGTTTCCATTGTCGGCAAATGCGGGTATCTCTGGCCTACCCGCCGCATCTACCTCTCCGTTTTTACCTACCGCACCTTCAGTGGTTCCCCCTCCACCCGCTCCAACCTTTGGTGAGGGTATGGCTAAGTTTGCCAGTGACCCAATGGCTTCGTTACAAGCCAACAAGTTTACTGCCGCCGCTTCTGGTTTAGCTGGTGCTATGGGTGGAAGAGAAGACCCATATTCCCCTGAAGAATATAACGGCCCTCTAAAACGTTTTCGTCTTAGTTCGGACTATCGTGGCGTTACTCCTTACGCAGAGGGTGGCATTACTGATCTAGGCGCAGGTGGTTATGACCGTATGGTTGGTGAGCAACCTATGTATTCTTCTAATATGGCCGCTGGTGGTATCTCTAATCTAGGTAGTTACTCTGATTACGCACGTGGTGGCCGCATGCTCAAAGGCCCCGGTGACGGCATGTCTGACAGCATCCCTGCAAGCATTGGAGGTAAGCGCCCCGCTCGTTTAGCCACTGAAGAGTTTGTAGTCCCCGCTGATGTGGTCTCTCACCTTGGTAACGGCTCCTCTGATGCAGGCGCTAAACAACTCTACGCCATGATGGACAAAGTGCGTAAAGCCCGCACAGGTCGTAAGTCTCAGGGGCGTGAGATTAACCCCCGCAAGTACATGCCTGCATAAGGAATAACCATGATTATCCCAAATAAATTTAATGGCTTCTATGGTGGTGTACGCCGTTGTTTTGGCGGCGGTGGAGGTGGAGGCGGCGGTGATGGCGGCGGTGATGGCGGTGGCCCCGGTGGTGATGCTGGTGGCCCTAATGATGTTTATACTCCCCCCACAAATACTGGCAACGTTGTAAACACTGGTAATACTGTAAACACTGGCAATACAGCGGTTTCTACAGCTACCACTACCCCTCCATACGCTAATATGGCCGTCAATACTCAACAAGGGTATAACACTCTGGCCGGTATGAAAGGTATTCCTTGGGAGAAATCTGGCACTGCTTATAACGAGTTGTTAAACCAAGGGTTTACTAGTAACCAGATTAGAGACTCTGCAAGCCAAATGTATGGCAAACCGTCTGACTCTAACTGGAGTGGGATGGTGCAGAACGCTGGTATGACTTCACCTACTGGCAGACCCATGGCGGGTTCTGATCAATTTTTTCAGCCCATCTACAACACGTCATACCAAAACTACGCTCGACCTGCTACGCAGTTTGATACAAGCACATATGGCACACAGCCCGTGCAATCGCCAGCTTTTAACTCCGGCATGTCTCGTAGGAATATCAATAACACAATTGGTAATTACTTTCAACAAAATCCAAACTCAAATATAAGTAATACTTTAGATTTCATGCGAGATAGTGGTATTAACCGCACGGATATTCAATCATTTGGTGGTTATAACAACTACGGCCCTCAGATGTCTATGCCGCAGACACAACAGCCATTTAACCCTTACACCAATAGTTCTGGGTTTGGTGGTGGCTTTGGTGGTGGCTTTGGTGGTGGCTTTGGTGGTGGCTTTGGTGGTGGCTTTGGTGGTGGCTACCCCGATGGTATGTTCCGTACTCAAACGCAAAGTCCATTTAGCTACCAACAACAAAGCTATCAACCCCCAATGCAGATGCAGACTCCGTTTAGTTACCAACAACAAAGCTATCAGCCTAGCTACCAACAACAAAGCTATCAACCTTCTTATGGTGGATATAGCGACTATGGCATGCAGACTCCATTTAGCTACCAACAACCCGCGCCACAACCTGTAATACCGCGCTCATCTGGCCCAACAACTCCTATCGTAGGTCGGTCTTCAGGTTTCCGTGGCACCCCTAACGTAATGCGCCGTGCTGAAGGCGGCATTGCGTCTTTGATGGATGATGTCGAATGAACCTAACAATCCGTTCTGTAGATGTAAGCTATATTCACCAAATATGGCCTACGGTAAAACCGTACATTGAAGACGCATTAAACAAAGGTCATGATTTTCCTGACTGGGCGTATTGTTACAACATCGACCACGTACAACAATATGTAACTTCTGGGCAGTGG